CCAAAAAGAAAAACTATCTACGGGTCACTAAAAATGCTTATCATAACTGGTTTCCTATAGTGGAGAGACCAAGAGATCGGTTGGATATTGCCAGCCCAGATCTCACAGAATTCAAACGAGGAAATCGTATATTGTTGGTACCACCTGATTCTAAAATTTGCACAACATTGAATCTTGGCGATCCTGAGCAATGGATCACTGATACTGTGGCATTGATCCAACAATATACCGACAGAGAGATTCTTGTAAGAAAAAGAGCCATGAATCGAACACATAGATTGATTGATGATACCTTTGTAAATCAACTGCAACAAGATATAAATGCTGTGGTTACCTACAGCAGCAACTGTGCAGTAGAATCGGCCATGCACAATATTCCTGTGGTTAGTTTAGGCCGCACAGGGGCCGCACAGGTATGTCTATTTGGTATCAAACAAATCGATTCTTTACCTAACATTGACCCAGATCTCAAAGAGTCTTGGCTACGACATCTGAGTTATTCACAATTCACACATGATGAAATGTCGTCGGGCCTGGCCTGGGCTATTGTAAGTACTCAACAAACCGTTGATATATTGCACCATTGCGACTTTCCTCATCAGTCCAGTGCGCAGCACTGAGATCATACAACCACTGAGTTCGATCTGGCATAGCAGGTGACTCAATTTGTGCTAGATCTGTGTTGGCCACTGCCCAAGCTACACAATCATCATCGTCAGCAAACACCGGTACACCTGCTAACACAGCGGCCACACTGCTGGAACTATTATAAAATACCGCGGCCCAGGCACCGGATAAATCTTGTTGTAATGTGTTTCCGGTACTTCGATGTACATCTGGCAGCGCCAATAAATTATTTAAATTAATAGGAAACTTTGGATGTGGGCGTATTAAGATTGGTCTATTGGTAAGTTGTCTAATGCGTGTAACTGTTTTTATAGTCCACTGTGCTAGATCTGCACCTTTCATGCTCCAACCACCATCACGTTGTAAACATACCAAAATGTGTTGACCGTCGGTACGCCATGGTTGCAGGTTGATACCTAGCATTGTTTGAATTTGATTCCATTTATACTCAGCACTATTTTGATTGGCATAGTTATTTTTGTTGTAAAATACACCATCTAAACTATAGCGTAGGAAAATGCTGTCAGCATCGGCAAATTTAAAACAACTTGAATCAATGGGCATGACATGATGATGCATTTGCTGTTGTCTTGCAATGACATCTCGGCGTAATTGTATGTGTGGACCTTTGGTCTTTTGACCGACCCATCCTAGTATAACTGCCAGTCGACAGTCAACTACAGCCAATTGATCTTGCAGCAAGACCTTGGCTCCACAATGTTGGGCACCTTGGGCAAAGGCCTGGAGCACTTGTACTTTACGATATCGATCTGAAATTCTTGGCAAACTAGAAAGATAAACCACAACATCATACACCGTGAAATTTCCTAGTTAATTTGTATGCAGTTCGGTTCAGCATTTCATCTTGGGTAAATTGACTATAACTCAACGCACACAGCCAATTGCCAATGGGTCCGCGGTAAAGATCATTGATGTCGCTGCACTGTGTTCTGGCAACCGGCATGGAGACATGACGTTGCAGGGTTATGATCGGTACTCCAGCCCACACCGCTTCGATGGCTGCAGCACTTGAATCAGATATGACACAGTAATATTCTCGGGGATTTTGGCTGAGTAAATTGTATACTGTGGTGCGAGTTTTTCTGTCACCAGTTTTGGGTTTGAATTCAATGGGGCGATCAGTGTGTTGTTGTAAAACGCCAACAATTTGTTGTTGCCAGGCATCCAAGGTTGTTCCCTGTAGTTCATAGTGGCTAGGACTACTTTCTACTACCAGTATTTTTTGACCTTGTTGTTGCCAGGGCATGGGAAATCGACCAAACATGGCCAATCGATCAGCTGGAAAATCCATGCCAGTGACATCGTGATGCAGATGATTTTTAACTAATCTGTGCCACTTTTTGTTCCCAGTGAGAAAGTTGGTATAACCCGAATCAATGAACCAAAAACGGTGGTTTCCTTGTATTTTTTCTTGTAACAGTTTTTCATTGCCAACAATATTTCTTAACAGTACCGTACGGTCGCGTTTGGTTGGCTCATTTTTCAGCAGCCACTCGGGCTGAGAATTTAATTGTTGTGCTATTGTTTTAACAAAGCTGGGTCTGGTATTGTTGAGGCATAAATTGATTAGATAATCTCGATCTAGATCAAGCCGATCCAAATTATCTGATAACCAAGCAACTAATTTTCTATAGTTGCCCTTGTACACAGTCATTATTTCGTCTCGCCACTGGCGCAAATCTTTTTGTAGTATGACGTTAACCTGTGCAAAATCAACAGATAATAATCCAGTTTTTTTAAATTGTATGTTGCATTTTTCCAGGTACTCAGTGGTACCAGGCCAAGTGGGTTGTATTTTTTTAAGATGGCGTAGTATCAACCGATCTGCCAAGGGCTCAAGTAATTCTTCATTGTTTAATATTGCGTACATTTACCATCCCATAATAACATCATTGTTCACAGTGCGTAATATTTTGGCGCCCCAACTTTGTAATAAGGCCACAGTTTCGCCGTTGTCGGTTATGCCAGTATCTTTGTGAAATTTTTGTTCAACCACAATCACCGGACGGTATTCTTTTAGGCAATTTTCACCACCACGCACAATGTTAAATTCATAACCTTCACAATCAAGTTTTACATAATCAAATTTAGGTAAATTTAAACTGTCCAAGGTTTGCATTTTAATTTTGCCTTGCCCCAAGCTGGCTGGATCCACATGACTATGGCCAGTATTTTCTGCGGTGATTATCATGTCAATCATGGTATTTTCTGCGCCCAAGGCACAGTCATAAATTTTTAAATTTGTGGTAGGGACATTTTTTACTAAACATGCTCTAAAATCAGCCACAGGTTCTATGGCAATGACTCGTTGAAAGTATTGACATAGGTCTCGAGTCCATAAGCCCACATTGGCGCCTATGTCTATGGCCACATCACGGTCCTTGCAGTGGCCAACACTGGCCCTGCGCACGGGTTCTTGATACACAGCAGCACCACCCTTGGCAATGTTTTTGGTCAGCATGGCAGAAAAATGTGTGTCTTGATCTGGAAACCACCAACGGTGTGCTTGGTACATGTGTTATCTCTTTGCCATTTCTTGCCAGTAGGGCACTGCATGGTGCTGTGGTATTTCGTGTGTGCGGCTGACCCCCCTGCAGTTTTCTAGTGCCCTTGGCATGATCCATGTAAAGTCCCAGCGCACTGTTAATAAACGGATGGCCGGCACCTTTTTTGTTGGATCCAGGATTTAGGTTATAAAACTTGTTGTTTCCTTGATATCGCCGACGCACCTGATCCCACACATAACTATCGTGCCACTCAGCCAGTTTAAAAATTTCATCGGTATTGTACATACCAACAAAATCACGGATAAAATTTCTAGTTTCTGGATGATCTAAATTGTAAGCCACCCAGCCACACTCACTGTGGTATTTTTCGCCGCGACCCAGATAGCTGATCATGGCATCTGGGGGACATACAGTGGGCAACCAGTCAATGGGCACAGGTCCGTGAGTATGGGTATCGGCATCCAGCCAAATCATCCACCCAGAACTGAGTTGGTTGGCACACAAGGCAACGGAATATACTTTATAAGCAAATCTCACGGCATTCCAGCGAAATGTTTTGCGTGGATCAAACACTTCTGGCGGTCCTGCTAGTCCATGCGCCAGAGGGTTATTTCTGTGTCGTTCAACAAATGCCCGTAAATGTGAACTAACAGCCAATAAATCATGCACATGAGTGTTAGATCTAGTAGTTTTTGGCTGACAATTTTCAGCGCAAACAACCAAATCTACCTCAGCTGGCCACAAAGACTCAAATGTGTCAATCATGCGTTGACCATATTGTTCTAGCCCCGGTTGATGAAACGTGGTAATTACTGTGTACATAATGAAATATTTATAGATGATCAAATCACTAGCTTACTTTCCTGCCCAGTGCGCTCAAAACAGCCGGCCTGTGATGGCCGCCATGTTAGACTGTGTACAAGCCCGAGGCATTATCACGCAGGAAAATTCAATGACCGCAGATGCGGCTGTAATTTGGTCGGTATTATGGCACGGCCGAATGAAGGATAATAAAACAGTATATGACCATTACCGAGCACACGGCAAGCCGGTGATCGTTATAGATGTTGGCGCACTATATCGTGGACACACCTGGAAGATTGCTGTGAATAATATCACCGCCCAGGGCTATTATGGGCATACAGAAAATTTAAACTGGGACCGACCCAGTAAGTTAGGTATCAGTCTGGCGGTTACCGCATTTCACCGGCCAGAAATACTGATAGCGGCACAACATCAACACAGTTTACAAGTGGCAGATCTTCCTAGCATAGAAGCTTGGATATACAAACAAATCATTGATTTACGAGCAGTGACTGATCGACCTATTCGAGTACGACCACATCCTAGATCTAGACTGAATTTAAAATTACTGCCCAGTGACATTGTGTTAGAAGAACCCAACTACCTGGCTGATACCTACGATAGTTTTGATCTGCATTTTGACTGTCATGCAGTGGTCAACTATAATTCAGGCCCCGGCATACAGGCCGCAATCTCTGGAACTAGACCTATGGTCAATAGTTCTAGCCTGGCTCGACCAGTGGCCATAAGTATACAAGACATAGAAAAACCTTACACACAAGATCGTGACCAATGGCTAGTTGAAATTTGTCATACAGAATATACAATAGCTGAAATATCTCAAGGAATATGGCTAAAAAGAATCGCATCAGCCCTGTAGCACAACCCTTAACTGGACCCATTGACTGTGCCTGTGTAATACACAGTGATGCCTATACCTGGGAGTACGTCGACCGGCTTTATAGTATGTTGAGTCGACACATTACACCTGGTATAAGATTGCACGTTTATACCGAAGAGCATAGGTCGGTTCCGGAACCATACATCAAACATGCATTACTAAATTGGGGGATCTCGGGACCAAAAAAATCATGGTGGTACAAAATGCAGTTGTTTAATGCAGAATATCATCATGGTCCCTTGTTGTATTTTGATCTGGATACTGTGATTGTTGATAATTTGGATTGGTTATGGAATTTACCCTTAACTTATTTTTGGGCGGTACGAGATTTTAAACACCTATGGAAACCCACAAACTATGGCATAAATTCCAGCGTCATGTGGTGGAATACTGATAGCTATAATTACATTTGGCAAAATTTTAAAGCTCAAGAGTTGTCTCGAATACTGAGCAAATATCATGGTGATCAAGATTATATTTCGGAAGCTATACCTACCGCTGAGCGCAGATTTCTTGATGTTGATCGGGTCAAAAGCTGGCGGTGGCAATGTCTAGATGGTGGGTATAATTTCTCCCAAAAAAGGCATTTACTGCCCAACACAGGTACTACCCTATTGCATCCCACAAGTGTGCTGGTATTTCATGGTCGACCTAAACCAGATAAAATTACAGATTCCATAGTAATTCAACATTGGCAATGATAAATAACTATAGGAGAATTTAATTATGACAACTAGAACAGTTCAATTTTACGGTCAAGGATATAGTATTCCGATCGATGGACTTGGGTTAACGCCAAATACAGTTACTGCCACAGTTGGTGGGAATGTAGTTTTTTCAGGTGCAATTTCCACCGTATATAGCAGCGACGTTCTTCGGTTACCCACCGATCAAGTAGTGTTATTCACTTTTGAAATCCCATTGGTTACAGGGAATGTTGTTGAAGAATATACCTTGCCAGTGAGTTTAGCCATAACCGGTGATGCTATTTATTTAGAACAGATTCAGGTAAATTATTGTAATCTTGGAAACGGAGTAAGCTCTGGATCCACTGGATTTCTTCAGATCTCTCAGGGTGATGCAAGAAGCAATGTAGTAATAACAAACGCCACACATTCATCTACACCACCAGATCCACGCCCGCCAGACGCCACCGGTACCTGGGGCTGGGAAATAGAAATAGCCCCAGGGCAAACAGCTACTATGGCCTTTGATATGAATGTAGCCCCTGGATTAGAATAAGTTGGTAACCACTAACAAACCAAGCCTGTTGCGTAAAAACAACAGGTTTTTTTGTGGCTAAAAGCTCTTGACCAGAAATGCCTTTTTGTCTATAATTGTAGTTATAGTAGTAAATTAACAACAAAACTTCGGAAAGAGAAAATATGAATATAAAAGTAAAAGCAGGCGTAATTGTAGCAGGCATGTTAGCAGTATCGATTGTAGTGAGTGGTGCCTTAAAGTTAGTGGCTCCTTACATTACTTTAGAACTTGCATCCAACATTTTGATGTTTGGATCACTAGCACTCTTATTATACATCATGTATAATTTGGTTTTAGACTATTTGAAAACCAGTGAAAAATATAAAAATAAGCTAAAAAGCATGGTTGACCAGAAATAACAAATATATTATAATAGTTGTATAGTTAATAAAAAGGAGCTAACCTTGACAACAGTAAAAATTCGTAATGGTAGTTATCGTGGAACTTGTGTCAATGACATGATGTTTACACTTGTGAAAGACTTTCAAACCGGGGCCAAAGGCAACTTTGTCACTGTAAAAAGTGATGGATTCTTTGGCGACAATGTTCCAGAAAATGTTCGTATCACAGTAAACAGCATTGAGGATATTGAAATTGCCTCGGGTACACGATCCGCTCCTGCTATTGCATTCAACACAGACACCGTTAATCGTGACGCCGAAGCCCCGGTAGACTTTGAATTAAAGTCAACCGGCCCAATGGTAGAAACCGACGAAGAAGTTATGAATCGAATTGAAGAACGCTTTGAAGTTCTGCAACAAATGACTCGAGCCACTATTTCGGGTGATGTTAGGGCTATGATTGTGGTCGGGCCACCCGGAGTTGGTAAGAGTTATGGTGTAGAGTTTGAACTTGAAAAGTCTGGGTTGTTTGACAAGCTGAGCAGTCGCAAGATCAAATATGAAGTAGTTAAAGGTGCAATGACACCAATCGGACTGTATTGCACACTATACAAGAATTCAGACAAGAACAACGTCTTAGTATTTGATGACTGCGATGCGGTGTTCCAAGATGATCTGAGCTTGAACATTCTCAAAGCCGCCCTAGACTCTGGTAAAAAGCGTAAGATTTGTTGGAACAGTGATAGTAGTATGTTACGACGTGAAGGAGTTCCAGATCAATTTGATTTTAAAGGCGGTGCAATTTTTATCACCAACTTGAAATTTGATCACTTAAAAAGCAAGCGTATGCAAGACCACTTGGAAGCATTACAGAGTCGTTGTCACTTTTTGGACTTAACTCTTAATACCATGCGTGATAAGTTCCTACGCATTAAGCAGATTTTCCGTCAAGGACAGTTGTTTAACGACTACGATTTTAGTCCTGAAATGGGCGACGAAATTTTAACATTTATGGACGAAAATAAGGATAAACTTCGCGAGATGTCATTGCGTATGGCACTTAAATTAGCAGATTTAACCAAAGTATCAGATACAAACTGGCAAGCTCTTGCTCGCTCAACTTGTATGAGGAATAACTAATATGATTAACGATCTTAAACTACAAGCTGGTATTCAAGACCACCCAGACCAAGAAGGGTTGGACTTGTTTGCCAATCTAATAATTAAAGAATGTGCTGATCTAGCCTACAGCTATAACATTTACGGCAAAGGGCGAGCTTGGAATTTGATTATTAAGGAACATTTTGGCTTACCCATTACAGACGAAGATGTACCCCCATATTTAAGAAATTCATAGTACTTGGCAAACTAGGCTAAGTATTTTGGTAGCTCCTGGGCTGTTTTAACAGTCCATTTTATCCGGTACCTTTTAAAGGTACCGGTTTTTTTGATCTTTCTCATTAAATAGTGTATAATAACATAAATGTCTAAGAAAAAAATTCTAATTGCTGGAAATAGTTTCAGTTCAAAACTTTTGGCCAGTGGTATGAGCTAGCCAACTTTGCAAGATATTCAATGACAACAAATAAAATTTTAATTAGCGGCGCCAGTATTTCTGCTGGGTATGGACTAAATGACGAGCGGAACGATACAAAATTATGGATTAACCAAATATTAACACAGTTGTACCAGACTTTCAATTTTATTAATATCAGCGAAACCGGTGCAGATAATTTAGAAATATTTTTGACAACGGCTGACCAATTAACTAAAGAGCATTATGATTTAATTGTCGTGACTTGGCAAACAACCCCGCGTGTTAATTTAAATTTTGGATTAGAAATGTATAATACCAAAGCTAGTATATTATCCCCTGGAAAATGTTCAGATATTAATCTTGTGGCCGGGAACCTAGTGTCTGGCAAGACGTTAG